CCATTCTAACATTATATGTCTCCTTCTGTTGATTAAAAATGCGGCAGAGTATTTGTGTGCCCGCTCTGCCAGCGGCCATTATAAACAAGCTTGAGATCAACCTGACATTAGTTCGTCAAATGCCCGGTCCACATCATTCTTTCCACTCTTGTTTTGGTGGTTGTATGATGTTGTCTCAGATGAACGACTTTCGGCGGTTTTATCGCCAGCCAGCTGCTCATCGAGAATCACATCTACCTGCTCTGGAGTAAGACGCTCAAAAAGAGACTCAAACTCTGGAATACCATCTAGGAGGGCGGGGATGGCTTCATTATCCTCAAGCAGGGGTGAAGTGTTTCTACGCATCTTCAAGCTTGTTTGTGGGTACGCGCCCGGCTTATTGGGCTTCGTATAAGTTAGGGTGATATCGGTGCCCTCCTGCACATCAGTGACATCACCGTATTCGGGATCAAGAATGTATCCGAGCAAAAGTTCATACGCCTGCTTTCCGTAGCCGTAAATCTTCGCTCCTTCGTCCTCTCGACCTCGTACAACGACTGGTGAGAAGTACCGGGTGCGTACAAAGAGTGACTTTGCTAGCTTCTTGGTTTCCTCGTCGTTTGTTTCTGTTCCTTCACGCCACAACTGTGAGGCAAAATCGCAGATAGGGCAGCGTTCTCCGTAGTTTCGCTTCGGACACACAACACCTCCCCTGTGATCTCCCACGTTATAGTGAAAGAACATTTCCTTCAACGGATCTCCATCCGCTGTTGGCACGATACGGATGTCCGTATCTCCCTCGTCTGGTTTGAACCAGTGTGAAGTTCCGTCAGAACCTCTTCCGTCACCGCGCAAAGTTGCGAGCTTGCGGCGCATAAGCTCCATGTCGATTCCCATAATGTTTCTCCTTTATGATGGGTAGTATAACACTCTATTCAGAATTGTCAAGAGTATTTGTTTGAATTGCGTTAGTGTGGGCAACGCAGAGCCCGAAATCTTGCTCATGAAAAGTTTCATAGATTGCATATGAGTGGCGTAAATAGGCGTTTGAATTCTTTCTTTTCAGACTTTCAACAATCCGCTTATGGAGCCCTCCATCGCTTTCTAATTTTTTATCATTTACACATAGATAATAACATATCTCACGAGGATTGTCAAGCGGAAAGAACCAGTTTTCTTGAAGTTTCTCTACGGTGGCAAATCCTATCGCGCGGATTCTATTGATCTCTTTAGGTCGGCTTACATTACCAATCTCCGGTTCGTTATGAGTGAAATAGTTAATAAAATGAACAGCTGAAACAATAGTCTTATTTAAGGAATCATAAAAGTTCTTAATAGGCACCGTGTCCCCCATGGCCCGCTCTACGAATTCATTGGAAATTATAGTAAGGCTATGAAGCAAGCCTGAACGAGCATATTCCTGCAGGATTCCACCGACGACTTTCTCTATCTTTGCTGGAGTCTCAGGTAATAGATCCGTATCAGGCTTTATGTAAAAGACATCCACTTTCTTATCCTTGAGTTGCTCCAAAATTCCTAGTGAGTAGTTTGAGCTTAACGACGATCCCATAACGAAAACTTGTACATGCTTGTCTATATCTTTAAAGAAGCTTTTTAAATTAGGGATGCTCTCTTCATACTCTTCTGGATCGTTGAAATGTTTAAGTTTGAAATTCTCTTTACCTGTCTTTTTAACTTTGCTATTTAAACAGTAAATATTGTATTGAGCGTGCTCTTTGAATCTCGCGGCTATAGCGCTGGCGCCATTACCAATGCCCACTATCGACATCATAGCTTTAACTCATTTAGGTCTAAATAATTGGGACCAGCAGACAGGTTTACAAGATATTGACCAAGGCGATTATTAGCGAAAGTTTCTTTAATCTCTGGTACAAGGTGCTTTTCTTCGTCATTTAAATCTATAACAATTTCATCGTGCACAATATGCGAAATAAATGACTTCTTATTCTTCAGCAATTGCGAAATTCGACAGGCGCGCTCTAATACTAAATCAGATGTAGTACTCTGAATCAGATAATTAAGGGCTCGCCGGCGATCCACTTTGATTTCCCTTCCAAACATAGTATTAATATACCCTTCGGAGTACCACTTGTCAAGTACTTTTTCTCGATCATAATAATCGGTACTAATCGCTTTAGAATCAGGGTTGTAAAGCCATGCAAAGAAAATGGTCTTAGCTTCTTCTCGTGGCATATCAACGCGCTGCAGAACATGTTTTAAGTTCCAAGAGTGAATGTCTTCTGTTGGCTGGGAGACGCCGCTAAGTGCCAGGAGGGTGCGGACTTCTGCTCCGTTGTAGTCCAGTGACAAAAACCAATCATTGCGAGGCTTTACTAGCCTTCTAAGCTCCTTTCTCATAGTTAGCATAGGGAAGGAGTTAGGTCTTGTGGTAAGCCGCCCTGTGACGGTACCAAACAGGTTGTAGTCAATGTAGTTTTGTCTATTGAGATACTTTTGGGATTCTTTACGCAGAGCGCTCTTTACAAAAATTTCACGACAACCCTCACTACTTAAGCTGAGTGTCTGATACTTGATCTGATGCAGGAGAGCTTGCACATCATTTAAAAACTTATAGTTATTAGGCTTCTCACATGTTTGAAAAACATGTTCCGTGATCTTATTTTTTACTTCTAAGAATCTCAAGATAAAATCGTGAGGCACCAGATCAAAAAAGCAATGCTCGTATAGATCTACCTTGGCCAGCTCAAAAGAGCGACGATAAGCCCTCATTTTTTTGGCCGCTGAGTCATACTCTTCTTTGAGCGATTCAGGGCATGCAGCCTCTAAAGAAATGCCGCCACAGTATAACCATGCGTATTCGGCGGGGGAGTCTTCTAGCGTGCCTGAGTATTTCCAAGTGCGCTCTAAGTTAGGGGGAATTTCATCGAAAAAGAGTTGTCCGTCCTGATAAACCCCTACGCACTCTTTCTTGTCGTCGATCGTTTGGAAGTACATTCACCCTACTTTTCTAAATCAATTCTATCGAACTTCTTTTTAATATAGCTCAAAGAGCCAATATAGTCAAACGTTTTATTTAAGATTCTTTCAAAAGTGTCGAGGGCCACCATTTCGTTGCGTCGGAATACTTCCATGCAGTTGTCAATAAGTAAATTTCTTTCATTGGGCGTAAAATGACTTTCCTCTTCCACAAATCTAATGGTGCAGTAAAGACGAAAAAAATAAAATTTGTTGTAACGAGCGGCAAGACTATCGGGCGTGTAGTCAATCGGCTTTGTTGCCTTAACTACCGTCTTTTGGCTCTTGCCACAACTCGTAGCCTCATAGGCAGGATATTTAACTTGGTTATAGAACCTAAGCATTGAATTCCTAAAATTTGGATAATAACGACGATGGGCTGGGATATAAGCTGTTCTTAAAATTTTGTCGGTGTCTCCTAGATTACTCTGCGCGGCCTTTCTCAACATGGCGCTTGAGGCTATGTCGGCTACGAGGCGCCAAGGATAGAACTTATCAACCATAAACCCATAAGACCTACAGGCGTTCAGATAGAATAGCCAGTTTCTACTATTGGTGAATTTCAAAACCTTATCCAGATCTGCAGCGGGCTTGAGGTCTGCTATTTCAATCACAAGCCCTGAGCTATGTATGGACCCGTAATTGCTTTTTACAAAAGCTGGAAAAGTAAACGGCTGCTTGCGAGCTGTTTTTTGGAGAAACGGCATTAGTTTGTTTATAAACTCATCAAAGTTAGTGATTGGCACTTCTTTTTCCTTAAAAAGAGAATCGATTGTTGACGTATAAATTTTCAAATGGGAGGCATATACTTTCTCAGGATTTTCATATGCCTTATAAACCAAAAGCTCCGATAAATATTTATCCGAGGGGTTAATCATCTGCGACATTGTTGCTTTTTTAAACTGGTAAGCCATCTCGGTAAAGTTTTTCTCCACAAAATCCAGCGCTTTAAACTCTGCTTCGGCTTTGCTGCTCTGCTTCAGGGCTACAAGTTGGGCGCCAATATTGGATGGAATGATAGGTACAAATGAGCGACTGGTGCGGCCGTAAAGGTGTTTTTCGGCAAAATTAAAATCAACCAAATTTGAATACTCTTCACCAAACCGTGCAATTTCATTTTTATAAAGGATCCTTTTATTATACACATCTTTCGTAGTGTTCGCAGCGTTAATGCCTTTAAGATACCAGTCTTCCAGATTCTGAGGAGTACTGTCGCCTGCCTCCGCATCTATATCTGCTGGTGATTCACTTTGTTTATATATTAATTTATTGGTGGCCACTGGTTACACTCCTACTTTTTCTTGCTGACATTATCTTTCGGTTCTTTATTTTTTTTGTCTTTATTGGCTTTTGAAGCAATATTGTTAGCTTTTTTCAGATATTGACATTTTTCTTTCTTCTCTTTTTTATCGACTTTACGAGTTTCTTTATCTTCTTTCTTCTTAGCGATCTCTGACACCCACGTGGCGTTTATTGTGGTATTTGCCTCTCCAGCGCCAAACTTATGAGAAGAGCGGATTATCATATAATACCCTCCGATACCATAGGTACTTAGCTCTTGGGCACTAATATCACCTGGACTAACTTTTGCGTTAAAGGTCATGTTTGGCACTAAACCTCTCGGATTGACAAATATGTAACTTCCTGGAAACGCACTAACATTCGCATAGGTGTTGATAGTGACATTATACACCTCTCTCATCTGCTCAAGTCCATTATATCCTTCTTGTTCATACCTTACCTCTTTAAGCCCGGGAGTCTCGGTTTTTTGGAATTTGATATTTTTTACAATTCCCCTATCTTTGCCTGCTGTGTAGTGCATGATGCCGTTGGGGGTGTCCTCTCCAATTATACCATTCATTTTCTCGTTGGGGGCGGTACGACCAGCATAATAACAAACGTAGTTTATTTCATAAGGGGTGTCCCTGACGTTGATTGGGCTGCCTGGTGGTCCGGACATTTCTAAAATAGGCCAGGACTTTATTGGGTTCGAAGCATGCTGCACACCAGTCATATCCGCCCCATTATGGTAGTGCAGATGTAATCGCGCAACATCATATGAGGTTCGGTCTTCCGTATCAACCCTGTAGTCAGATAGCATTTGACTGATTGTGTCATAGCTATTGGGGCGCTTATTGTACGCAGTTACCGCTGCTTGCATAAGGAACGTCTTTTGTTTTGATTGTCCTCTCCCTCTTGGAAAGCAATGTCCATCGTTAATAAAGCCGTTCACTAATCCATTAATAAAGTCATTTAGGAAAGCAGAGATTGCATAATAGGGGCGGTCTTTAGAGAGTGTGCGCCCAGTGAGCCACTCCATAAAATACTTAAATGAAATAGGTAAATCACCAATATTTACACATGCGCTATTTGCAGGATTTCGAGGATCTACAATTTCTATTGGACCCAAAAGACACCTGTATCTTTTAAAGTTTTCCTGCATTCGGAGAGTTCTACGCAAATCCAGTTCGGCTTCCCGCAGAGAGTGTTGCTTGAATTCTTCTTTCATGGTGTCGATGGCATGCCAATCTTCCCATACATTTTTGGCTCTATGGGCATCTCGTTGTTTTTGATCTTCCTCCGTGGGAGGAGTTTCAATAGTACTTTTTATTTTTCTATGATAGACCGCTGTTGTTTCGAGATCATCATCGATTCCTTTCAAAATAACGTCTAATAAATCGCTAATATAAAAGTAAACTAACGCAATCTGCTGAGTGCTATTGGCGTTCTTGTTATCTTTGTGCCCTTTTCCTGCAGCAGTCGGGTTTTTTGAATATTCTTTGATGGCGCGGGCTAAGCCGTTGCGCTGACCCGACGTCGCGTCTCTTAGATTATTGATATCCAAGGCATCAGCCTCAGCCTTTAAAAGATCAAAATAGGGACCTTTTTCTTGAAATTCTCGAAGGGAACTATACTTTAAATTTATAAATCGTAGTTTTCCACTATTTTTAAGATCTTTCCACATTGCGGCCCGGGCTTGGGCCAGTTCTTTAGCGACATCAGCTGCCATTTTTTCTTTATATTTGGCTAGCTCTTCGGATTCGCAGTTTTCCTGGAATTTGCGATATATTGATTCGCGGTTTTTCTGGTTTTCGATGATGGTAGAGTCACTAAAGATACTATAACTTGGTTCATCGAAGAAATCATCGATATAAGCAAGATATTGAATCTTAAATATGACACGACCCATCTCATCAAAATCAAATGTGTGGATAGTGGGGGTCAGGTTTATCGTCACAAAAGAAGTATTCAGCATATCAGCTATCCCTTTTGGGTTTGACAGCCCCTGTATTCCGGGCGGTTTCATCCACCCTACTACCGCCTTTAACCTAAAATTTAATTTAGAAAGATTGTACAGTCGGTTGCGTTCATCTTGACTCATATCGCTGCCATGTTTTTGGATATACTTCTCCATAGTCGAATAGCCGCCCGTTTTAAGAGCAAGGTCTATGTAGGAATAGCCGCCGCGGTCTGTTGTAAGCTCATCAAACGTATTGGCAAAAATTGTTAATTCAGCACTAATACTCTTTTTTAGAGCAAACGGATTACTGGCTTCATAATTAACAGAAAAGTTTTTAATGCCGGCTCCAAAACCACGTTTTCCTGTCGGCTTCATAAACTCCTCAAGATCCTGCCTAGTTGTAGAAGTATTAAACACCATCTCTTTAGATGTTTCCACCATTTGCCCTGTAGACTCGTCAGCTGTTTCCACAACTCGGAATAAGCGTATCTGAGGCTGCAATTGAGATAGATCCGGCGTACTTAAGTTAAGGAAGTTTTGTTGCTCGGGGTACTGGGTTAGTCTATTCATAAAGCCATACGGGGTGAGAGCATCCACCATTAGGCATGCATTGGATGGTCTCCTGACTTGTTCTCCTTCTTCTGTGGTTGCTCCTTCGTCTACATAAGGCAAATACTTATGTTCCTCTTCATCAATAGCCTCGATCTTGTGTTCTACAATTTTAAACACTTGTGACAGTAGAAAGCACTGCTCTCGATACTCTACTGTATCATACGCGATGCCGGCCCTTGATATTGTTTCCGCTGTTGAGTCTTTTGGAGCAGGCGGTGAAGCTGCTTTTTTAGCTTCCTCTTTAGCGCGCGTTAATAGATCACCTGTAAGGCTACTATGCGCTAAACTGGGGGAGCCGGCTTTGTCATTGTTCTCAGCCGTGTCCCTTAAGTGCCCCTTTAATGGCCCGAGTACCTTTAGTGCAATTCCTTTGCCGGCGTGCAGCATAGAGGGGACGCCGCCGGGATGCCACGCGTCGGGCATTACACCATACTTGACTATAAATTCTGCTAATTCGGCGCCTGTCTGTATATTGTCTATGTCGAGGATGGGATCCGTGACCATCTTGGTGGCGATACCGGCTCGCGAGCCGTGGCCATAGGTGGCGCTGCCTTCAGAATAAGCCATATCCACGGCGGCGCCGGCATCTGCCGATTTCTTCCATGATGATATATGTTCACCCTCGCCGCGGTATACTCCGTCTGCATCTTGTGAAATACCCGTGGTTCCGTAGCGGCCGCCCCAAAGATCCCTAACAGCGTCCCACGATTCACGGTCTCGTTTTAAGTCATCCCACTCTGAATGTAGTTTCGCCCACTGTCCCTGCATCTGCTCTTTATACGCAGCTTTCAGGCGTGTTTTGGCGGCCTCGACTTCAGCATCGGTTTTCCAGTAATCTGCGCGGTCGCCCGTTGTCCCGTATGCTACTCCCTCAACTCCCATCTTATAACCCTAAAACTTCGAGCACCTTCGATGCGTTGACCGGGATACTGATTTGGTCTCCGGGAAAAATATCTGCTTCGGTGGGGGTGCCGTTGTACCACGCGATAATCCACCACAATCGAGAGTCACCGTAATATTGATGTGCAACTTGGTAGAATCGATCGCCGTATTTCCAGATATAGGCGTTTGTCATTAAACTGGCGCGCGCAGCGGGGCCCGGGTTGACTAGCTGCGGTGTTGCATACTGGATTATGCGCTTCTTCGCATTTCTTTTCTTGCGCAAGAATTCGTAATAATCGCTGCCATTAATGAGGTGGTCTGTGTCTTGATATCTTCCCATAGTTTATCCTTATTAGTCCCAGACGCCCTTGGGTGGCGCGCCACTCGTCCATTGTTCAATGTCGGCATAGTCAGAGCCTACAGCCCCAGCTAGGGCCCCTGCTTCGTATTCATTGAGTTTTCCTTTGCCCGCTCTTCTCAGGTCTCTTCCGGCTCTGCCCTTCCCAATTCCAAAGGGACCAGAGGTGCCAAACATGCCGCCGTAGCGTGCTTTTGCATCATCAATCTGTTGCTGGCGCAGATCGCGCTCGTTCCGTTCCGCTTCAGCTAACGCAGCTCTTTCGTTGAAGGTACCAGCCTCTGCACCTTCTTCATAAGGCTCTTCTAAAACCACATTGTATGGAAATCCCGGCGCTAGTTCATTACCCTGCGAGTCGAAACCGATGGTTTGTTCATGAATGCAGTTAAAGGTTACCGATACATCAATCAATTTGGGCAAAACAGTATTAAAACCTTTTTCCAGAACGCCTTCTTTTTCCAAGTTATGATCTATCTGGACAGATGAAATTACACCAAGTATACCTTGATTAGCTATGTTGGTTGATTTATATTGGTCGAAAAGGGCTGAGCCAGACATGGTGGAAGCGTTATATTTATGCACCGCGGCCGCGCCCTCGAGTCCACTTGAATATGCACTTGCGCCGCCGGCTTGTCCATAGGCACCAATTTGTGCCAAGTTCATTACTTTCATGCGGATAAGCGGAGATTGCCCAATGATTCGTGAGGCTCCCTCCTCTACATAAGACGGATAAAGATACTGAGTTAACTTTTGTACTCTGCCTAAGTTTTCGTATGCCTCGCCTTCTGAGAAAGCCGGCACTTTAAAGTTTAACGAGATCTGGCGCTGTGTTCCTTTAAACATGTAAATCGGATCGGTTCGTCCATATACAGTCTCAGATGCCCAATCGCTGCTAAAGCTTTCGTTGTAGGCAACGATGAAAGCTTTGAAATATACAGCCTTTTGGCTCGGAACGTGGAAGAACGACAATTGCATCCCTCGACCATGAGAGCTTGCATAAGGATCAGACGGATCAACCTCGATAACAGGCATGCCAGTGCCTTTAACGCCAGTTGTAGTTTTGCCATATTTTCCGCTTCTAAATTGATCTGTCCAGTTTTGCCAATCAGCCATTGTCGTTGTTTCCTCTTAACATCATCCTATTCCTCCCGTGCTAGCCATGCCTTGATAGCTAACAGCGCCCAGTCGACCGTCTACTATCTCGGTTACTACTGTACCTAGTTGGTCCTTGCCAATACTGATCGGAATACTTACTTGAGTTGTTTGTGGGCCGGCTTGGGCGGGGGTTGCTCCTGCATTTTCTCGGAAGGCGGATTTTTGCGCGCGCTGTGCGGCGTAGTCCGCATTAGAAAACCGGGTTTCTTGAAGCCCGGGCTGGAGTTTCTGTGGTGTGGCAGTTAGTGGTTTAAGGTTTTTTGCTGCCATTGCCGGCACGTCGCCATATACGTCGTCCACAAGCTTCGGCATCTTGGCGGCTACTGATTGCATTGGCTGAACGAAGGTTGGGTCCATCACTTCTCGCTCCATTCTTTTGGATGGCGAGGATATTTCCATTTCGGTTTTGATGCCTGTTAACGATTCAGCCCATTCGCCGGGGATCCACTTAACAAAATCTGTTACACTAGTCTTAATACCGGCGAAATTGAAGGTTTCTGCTAGCATGTGTCCCAAAGATTTTAACATCTTTCCAAGAGCTACAATCGGAGCGAAAAACAGCTCTATAGCCTTTGAGGCTAGCTTGAAGCCTTTTTCTAAGACGCCTCCTGTAAACAAATCAAGGAAACTCGGGGAATTTCTCTTTTTGAGTGAAGCCCAGAACTTGGAAATGCCTACACCCATCATCAGGAGAAGCTTCCAAAACATCCGCGTTGGGTATGAGAGATCCCACATGAACACAGCCAGCGCCTTCATATCGTCTGCAAATCCCTTGATCATGGGTCTATTCTCATTGAGCCAGTCGGATACCAAAGTAAACTTGCTTATGACATCTTTAATCATATCCGGTAGCGCTAGCATTCCAGGAATGAGCAGTTCCTCCATTAAATATTCAAACGACTTCCCGAGTTCTTTAAGCGGACCTTCGCCATCGGCAAAAGCATCCAACATCTTCTGAAGTGGCTTCTGTAGTTTTTGCATCGTGGGGAGAAAGGAGGTTAACGTATTTTTAAGAATTTCCATTGTGGTTTGCCAGCTTTTAGCCTTTGCTCGTTGGTCAGCATAAGATTTGGAGGTCTGGCCAATATTGCCATCTAACGCACCCATATCTCCGGACATCATCGCTGCCAATTCACCCACATCTTTTAGTCCTGCAGCATTCGCATAAAACTTCTTCTGGTAATAACTCATATCGTCAAAGGACCCAGCAGCGTCTAGAATGCTATCTCGAATCATATTAAAGCGGTCCACGGGATCGGTCGTCATCATAAGATCCATCGCATTGACCATATTACCACCAATTGCTGCATTCAGCTGTCCGGCTTGTTTTGCAGCGCCTTCGAAAGTATCAAATTTCTCGGTGATTGCAAGAATGCGTCCGATCTCCATTCCTGTGACCTTAGAAACCATCGCAAGCCTCTTGAACACTCTCTCACCGTCGTTGCCAAAACGCTTGAGTTCATTGGCACTGGCCGCGAAGTCTTCTGCCATCTTGCTGATGGGAACACCGATATCTTGAGCATGGGCGGATAGCCCCAACAGAAGTTCGTCTGCGCCACCGATACCTATTCCCAGTCCCTTGGTGGCATGCTGCGCGATCTTAGCGGAAGTTCCTACACTCACGCCGAATTCTCCCATAAGGGCGGTTGTTTTCAATAAATCTTTCCTTGCACCAGCAGAAGCCATCGTGTAATCAGTTGTGCTAGTATAAAGTGCGTTCTGGGCTGCGGTCGCTTCTTCCATGGAAACGCCTACCGCACGCATATTATACTCCAATGCGGGAATTGCTGCACCAAATTTTGCTGCTGCGCCGGTGGCGCGCTGGAAGGCAACTGCTGCATCTCTCGTCTTGACTGCTAGCCCTATCGTCCATTCTACAAGTTTGGCGATGGCGCCGACTACTAAGAGAATTATGCCGATGCCAAGAGCAGCGGTGAGCGTGCTCGCAGATATTGCGCCAGCCTTAAGAGCTAAGTTAAGTCCCTTCGCCATCTTCCACATGCTGTGTAAGCCCTTCCCTCCTGCCATAATTGCAGAGCTAAGCTTAGACGATCCGAGAGCGCGCGCGCCAAGATTTTTAAGCATCGTTTTGCCTTGGCTGACTGCCTCATTGCCAAGTTTTAAGTTTTTCTCATTTGTTTTGATCTGCTTTTTGTTATTTCTAATCTTCTGTTCTTGTTTTTTTATTTCTTCATCAGAAGCTTTACCAACATCTTTCATTAGCTTGAGTTTTGCCTCCTGGATCGAAAGCGTTTCTTTGGATATCTCCATCGTTCTCTCTGCTACTTCTTCATGCAGTTCCATTCGCTTGCCAAAGCTAATGGAGAACCTGGCTTTTTTCTCCAGATTCGCAATCTCGACCTCGTCTTTCGCGAGCGCAGCGGTTCGGTCTTGCAAAGACTGCGCTTGCCGTGCACGTCTTTTTTCAAGGTTTGCGGCTTCTTTGGTAGCATATTCTTCTTGCGCAAGAAGCTTCTTCTCGGCGATCTTTAAGTTCTTTTCGTTGAGGGCAATACCTTCGCGAATAAGCTCATTTTCCGCCGCTAGGGTCTCTACGCTTTTTCCGTCTTTTGCCAAAGTGATTACCTCGCTATAGAATAATTAGTATGAATACAAAAAAGGCAAGAGTTCTATCTCTTACCTTTTCCGGGGGGCCCATGCATGCCTTTGGGCTGGTTATGCGATGACAACGTCTGGCTTGAAGAACCACCTCGTTGTGAATCTTGCATAGCTGCATTTTCGTCTTCGATCTGTTTGGATAGACGCTGGGTAAACCATAGCCTAAGCCCAACGGGCAAATTATAAGATTCAGTAAGCGACCATCCGCCGGCGTATTTTAGGAAGAAGAACTGCTCATATACGTTCTGCATATACTCATCGGTCAGGCCAAAAAAAGTCCGCTGTCAACGGCACCTCCATTTCCTGCTCGTGATCGCACTCAGAGCATACAAACTCTTGCGTAAGATCCAGGTCCGGATTGGTGGCTTTATATGCGTTTCGCAAATATCGAGAATCAAGCGATGGAAGGTTTTCGACTACATATGAAATGAGTTTTGGATCATCATCACCATTAACCTGCTCAATAATTGTTTTAAGCTGTTGGGTAATATTGTGTTCTCCGTCCTTCTTGCGCTTTGAACTTTCGAGAAGCTTTAAAAGCCTCTTTTCTTCGCGGCCGGTCATTAAACTAAAAGTAACATCAATTTCAGTGCGAGGAAGAGCAACGTTAAACGTACCATCCCCATTGGGGGTTACACCAGCATCTTCAGCTTCGTCAGCTGTATCCTTTGCCTCGCACTCATTTAAATCAAACATAAACTCTTGATTAACTCCGCATGCTGGGCACGTAACACCAGTTGTGTACTCATTGCCATAACCCGAAACACGGGTTGCAACAACAATTGCGTTTTTATCTCCGATAAGAAGACTGTTAACATCAATGCGCTTATCAATAATAACATTGCGTAAAACTCTATCAAGAGCAATTCCCTTTTTAAGTAATGATCTCGAAGTAAGGATATCTTCCTCTTTCGCAGTCATTTGCTTTATTTCAATTGTGGACTCATTATGCAGGGGGTGATCCTCTGCGTAAAAGCGCCCACCAGATGGTAGGTCCACGAAGGAAGTAGGAACGACGAAGGAAAAGGGGGATTCCTGCGCTCCTTCTGTTGCTTGTGGAACGGGTGGATCAGCATGTGTTTGCTTTGTGCCACCTACACGTTCTCTATTTCTTGACAATATACACCTCTCAGATTATGGATTGTCTGTTTTATACACCGAAGAATTCGTTTCCGCCGCCGGCAATTGCTGCAGAATTATTTGCTGTCTGGACGCGGGCCCAATCATATTTAAGCGTAACGCTCAGCTCAGTTAACTCATCTTCGCCATAAGAAAGATCACCGTACTTAACATCTGTAATGAAGGCATTCCATAGGGTCCAAGTTTCAAGCGGCTTGCCGTCGGAATCAATCTGTGTAATATAGACTGTTCCAAGTGCTCCAGCGGCTTTAGCTTTAGACATAGTTCCCATTTGATCCGCATCAATAGCATTAGTAGGGGGTGAATATCCTGATTGTACCACAATGTCAGAAAGAGTTGCAGTCAAATCTGGAGTTACCGGGTCAACAAGAGTAATTGCACACTCGTTCCAAGTAACAGAGCCTGGGTACTGAAAAGTATGGTTTAGATACTTGTGTTCTGCAGTACTAATACTAAAGGAGGGCTTTTGAACTGACTTTGCATACCAAAGAGTCGATGAGTTTCCATTGGGATCTTGAATTCCCGTGAATTGTACTGTAAATCTAAAGGACCTCTTTGGATCTTTTAAGGGGGTGCTTCCTTCAGCACCAAAGTCTACGGACCAGAATGGCATTTTAAGTTATCTCCTTTGATATTGTAACTAGTTTGTTCATAATTTATTAGTCGTCAAAAGACGCTCCAGTTGATGCGATAACAAAGTCGATCGCAATGAACTCGATGGCGCGTGCTGGCTTGACCATAATCTTCGCATACATGATGTTTTGATCAATCAAGTCAGGGGTGGTGGTGGTTTCGTCGAGGATCAACTTGTAGTCAGTGATACCGAAGGTGACCTTGACATTGGCGAGGAATGGTTCAACTAATGAACGGAACCTGTCCCAAGTTGCCTGTACATTCTGCTCGAAGAGAATCTTGGACGAGATGATGGAGATTTGCTTCTTCAAGTAAATCACCAAGCGGCGTACATTGATTCTGTCCAGTGCCGACTGGCGCTCTTGTAGCGTCTTCTGACCGAAGACTACGATTCCAGTGGATGGGAAAGACGCAATCGGGTTGATGCGTGCTTCGTAAAGAATATCACGTTCCTTAGAAGTTAGACGCTGGGTTACATTCAGAATTGGTAGTCCTGCTGCACCTTCGGTAAGGCCGCCGCGGTTGAAACCGGCGGGAGCGAACCAAAGTTGCGACTTCTTCTGTGAACTTGCAAGAACACCCATCATAGCGACAGTTGGCGGAATCCAAAGAAGCTTTCCGGTACCCTCGTCCCGGGTTTGAACCCATGGGTAGAAAGTGGCGCCGTAGCTTGTGTCAATCTTATGATCTCGTAAAGATGTAGCTGCTTGATTCGGAGTGGAAGCAAGGCGGTCTGCTTTATCAGCTTTGTAGATCTCGTGAGTCGGCAAATATACGTCTGCTAAGTCGATGAGAGCCATAGCATCGCCGCGTGCCGCGCAGATATCCATCGCTTTCTCGGTTAATTGGTTGTTTGTAAGTCCGGGGGCGACGAGCATGTTCATATCCACTGCTTCAGGATCTGCAACTGTGTCCATTGCGCGGGCCCAGGTATGGAAAATATAATCATTGAGTTCCGTAGATGTACCAGGCGTCATTCCCTTGTTATATGAGGGATCTGGTTTCGTAATGTCCCAGCCATCGAATGCACCCCAAAGAGGCACAGTGAACTTGTTGTATCCTGCGTCTAGAATAGCTTTCCAACTACCAGTTGTGTAGGACTCCTCCCTAGTACGAGAGCCGGAAGCGTAGTAGAATACACCAGTTGAGCCTGAGATAATATCGTCGAGTGAGAAGACATATCCCCAACCGTTATATCCACGATCACCAATTTGGGCCGCTGTGGCGGTTGCAGTTGGATCATCTGGCCAGTTTTTGGACCACATTCTGTGCATTTCACCAATCCCAGGGGTTGAGATGGTACTGTTTGTTCCGCGAGATGTTTGCATACCGAAGTAAGCATTTCGAGGATCAGTAAGTCCACCAGCAGAAGCCGAATATCTAAGACGTGCCTTCGGGAATTCCATTTTGAGAGCAAGGGTGTCGATTGTACCACTACCCGCCATGAGTCCGTGCTCCGGCGAAGCGAAGCCCCAGTCGCTGGGGCACCAGGAGGCTGAATTGGGTATCGAGAACCCGGGTGAGTTATAACCGGCTCCCGTGGTTCCGCCAGCGAGAGAACCAGAGCCGAGGAACGACACGTAAGTTCCGGAGACACTGTTAACTGAGACGGATATCCCATGTCCGCCGGCGACCATTTTTCGACTCGTGGCACCCGAAACATCCAGAAGTTTTGGAGGCCCGAAGTAACCGAAAGGAAGTGTAACGGCATCAATTGCGCCGGCTTCGACGTCGGCGTTCATTTGAATGTATACAAACTTGGAATTGTTGTCGTATTCGCCGTACGTACGTAATCTCTTCTCCTTGGAGTCCCACTTAACATACTTATCACCGATCTTTCGGGCGACAAAGTTGGGGCTAGCTGGATTGAGAGTGCACTCGTCATAACGCTCAAGGACGACAACATCATTATCTGAGTCATTCATATCACGAAGGATGACCGAGAATGTTCCATAATCGCTAACGGAGCTGTTAGATTGGCGAACATTGCTAATTGAAATCTTAACATTGTCCATAAGCCATTCGCCATGGCCGCGGCCCACGAGGCGGAAAAGCTTTTGCTTACCTGGAGCATAATATTCGTCTGCGGCTCCTAAGTCCTGCCCAATGATCCAACTTGTACGCCCCTCGGTGGAGGCGACTTTCTTCATCTGGGCTGGGGTGTTCTCGGTGTCTAAGCCAGTCGACTTTTTGTCAGCGGCAAGATTATTATATCCCAAAGCGGTGATCATTCCAACCACTTTCTTGTTAGTGGACAAACCACGGTCAAGCAAATCTTGATCAAAAGTTTCTCCGAGGAAATAGTTAACTTCGCTAGCAGGCGGGTAGAAATCGCCCGCAGTCTTCAGTTGTGGGTTCGTATTAAGCTTCTTGCGAATGTAGTTCTCGGAAGAGTCGTTAAGGTCGAACTTAATTTTCTTGTTCACTGACGAAGCGGTGTAGATGAGGGCGAAAAGTCCATCGCTGCCGGCTTCAATCATAGTGTTGATTCCCTGAACGCCGTGCGTTCCAGCCTTCCCATCGGAGTCTGTGGCGCCGACCGTTCCAGTTCCGTATAAGTTTCCTGACAAAACGGGAACACCGGTCTGCGTGTAGATAATTGCGGCAAGGGACGCTGTTGCAGCGGCTCCAGAAATAATGGCGTCCGCGCCAACTGTCGATCCCGATTGTGGGAAAACCCAAAGTCCCCATGCTCCACCAGTGGTGCCTATGGCAGCTGTTGGTCCTGCATTCGTTGTAGCCCAACCTGCGGCGGCGGCGCCACCAGCGGTTCGGCCTGCGTCAGTCTGTTGTCCGAGAAGTCGCACGTAAGTAACAGGTGCGACGTTAGAGCGGAGGAAAGCCTTGGCAGCGTAGCCACCATACATAGGGGAAGTATAGTTGCCTTCGCGGTAAATATCGCTATTTCCGCCGCCAGGTACGGTATCTCCAAACATCTCAACAAATTTTGAGTATGATTCAACCTTAACGGGGGTCATTGCCAGGCCGCGGCGCGCGCGGCCGACGACTACTGGTCCAATCTCTGGAGCGTTTCTTGGTATAAAGGAGTTATCAATTTCATTAATGAAAACTCCTGGAGATACAAATTTAAAATTCTTTACCGACATCTTTTGGTCCCTTCCTCTCTTTTAAAGTAATTTGAGTATGATTGTCAATCATCTGTAAATAGTATTTTCAACTTCAAAAGTCTTGAAGAGAATCAATAAAATGTATTTTACTTCCTGAACTACTTCTCAAAAAAGCCTTCGTTGCCGGGAACAGGTGAAACTTCACGCGGAAATGTAACCTCAACTGTGTTTTCGTCGACACGCACAATAGGTCTATCGTCGTTCACACCTTCGCCGATTAGATACCCCAAGACTCTGATTCCTATCTCTGTTGTATACATACGCATCTCTTCTTGTAGATCATCGACGTTGTTCGTCTGTGCAAAGTCTTGATTGATAAAAGCTTCGTATAAGTGTCCGTTTCTTTTTAAAGTAAAAGCATTGATTTGTCCTGTTCTCGCGATAAAAGGGGCTACCAAGCTGTTCATCTGTTCCTGATACTCAGATTTTAAAATAATCTTGTATTCTAAATTTATGTACACGGGGATTGGAATGGATAAGGATTGGATTACTACCTTTTTATTCACGCGAGGGTAATAAGCCTGGCCCGGCTCACCCACTATTTTCTTCATGCTCGCGGCAACGGCAAAGTTTCTCGTCTTATCTTGCACGATTTTCTTTGCAATAACGATACGGCCGGTTCTTCCATCTTTATTACTAGAATAAAGGTTTGCCTGGAAGGAACCTTTACGAGTCGGATCTTTGGCAATAGAAGTGCGCGTGATGCTAACGATTGGAAGTTTAAGTGCACCGCCATTATCCCGAAGAGACTTTTCGTGCTTAATCTGATATGATCTCTCAGGGGCTTGCCACAACACAGGAACTTTCGTAAATCCTTCATTTGTGCGAGCGGATAGATCAAGGTCATGTTTTAACCATGACGTAATCGCATAATCAATGCTTTCGATACTAGATCCAAGCATTCCTATATCTTCAAGTGTACCTTCTTTAAAATCAGGAGGCAACATTGCAAAATCAAAATTTTCAGGAAGCATCGAATAACCCCTTTCTTGCTCTTCTGCATCTTGCAGAAATTTCAAAACCATGCTCAACTTGACCAAATAGTTTTGTGTCTTCGCTTAACTTAACTATCTCGTAATAATAATCTCCGTACAAAACAAAGTCACCTTCTCGAACATACATGTCTTGATCTTGTTCTAAGCGGCGTTTATGGAAATGTACGTTAATCTCCCAAGTCTTGTCGATGCCGGCATCTGCCAAATAATCGGTGGAGAATTCGGTGAATTCGACCAAAGCATAAACACGGACGGGTGGGAGATAAGTTTTTTCTATAGCTTCCCCATACATATCGTGAAAGTCGGTCCTTTCAATGTCAATCGGGTAATAAAGGATCTGCTGTCCAATGACCTTCTCTATAAGCTCGTCATTGACTTGTTTAACCAGATCACGCTCTTTCTTGCCAAAGAAAAGCGGTGGTGGCGGGTTCTTAGGTCTGTTCCATTCGTTCGCCATTCACATTACCCCACGAATATCGGCAGTGGGGAATTCTTAAAGGTTGTGGCCACTGCCTCGGTCTTCTCGCTATCTTGTTTGGCGAGGGCGCCGTACTCCATCTCTTTCAACATCTCTACTAGCTTGTCTTTAAGCTCAGTCTGTTCATCTTTTGCCTGCGAAAGCAATTCGCTATGGTTTAGCGTTACACTATCCCCAGGAATCGGCATCGTAGTAAACTTACCTCGAATCTGCCCCAGCATCTCTTTACAAAGCGCAAGACAATACTTTCTAATCCACTGTTTACCCATGGAATTGATATTTTTATAAGGTAGATTGCTGAATGGCAGTGTATTAACGTTATTAACACCCTCGGTGCCATCTGCCATATTTGAGTTAGAGTCCCATGCATCCGGCATGACATAGAACCTTAACCACATGCGATCCATGTCGGAAATGTCCCAGTGGCCCGGAGTTGGGTAAAGTCTGAGTTTATTATCGATTAGTTCATAAGAATAATGTGATGTGCGAGTGAATAAGGAGTCCTCATACATAATCGCCTGCATCTTGTTCTGCCATGTTGGGATCACCTCAAAAGTAGAGTCATCCGCATACTGTCCGTATGTCGCCATGTTTCCCACGACGCCCATGCCGCCATAATAACCGTAAAACCTCCACATTGCTCTTGGAGATTTATAAAAGACTTTAGTGACATAAACACGCTTGCCGTCGACTGCACCGGAGTACGGGACTGGCTTTCCTCGGTCGTCATGGCCCGCTTTGCTAGCACTATTAATGATTGTTTGAATATCATAGTCTTGTTGTTGAGCTTTTGGTCTAAAAGAAGCCGAATATTCCGGCACAGTACCACCGAAGCCGGCAATTGCCGACAATCCATCGCCAACGCGCTTGGCATAAGTCATTTGGAACCGAGTGAACCGCAGGGCACTCCCTGACGGACCATCTACTCGTTCGCCTTGATGGTTAAACGTACCAGTGGTATTCCCGAGGGCATCCGAAAGAATATTTTTGCCTTGGTGCAGGTTAACAATATAAGAATACTCTAACACTGCCTCTTCATAGGCAGAATAGACGTTAGATGGCGTTAATTCGATGTCTACGACGTCCCCACCAAGCTTTTTATAGACATAGGCGACCTGGGTTGAGGCACCACTCAAAAATTCGTTAGAGCCGGTATAAATACCAAATGGTACAGCGGCAGCAACCAGGGCGGCACTGCCGGTACTGGTTAGAATAACCGTGCTAGTATTTGATTTCGGATTAAGTTGTGTGGGCACCCAAAGTCCCTCCTAAGAATAAATAGTAAAGAGGCGTACAAAACTCAAATCAATGCGCAGAAACGTTTATTTTATGTAGTTGCGTCAATTGTTTTGGTTTTTGTAGCTTTTCTACGTGGCTTACGGGTAGTGGCCTTCTTTTTGGTGGTGGTCTTCGTAGTCGGCTTGGGTGCAACGGTTTTTGCTTTCAACTTAGGAGTAGCTATTACTATCTCCTCAATTGGGGCAGCTATAACCTCTTCGGTCACCACTTCTGGTGGCGCTTCGATTACTGGTGCCATTTCAACTTTTGCAACCGTCTTAGGTGTGGGGGGTGTAGCCTTTATTGCTGGCTCGGGGGTAGTTGTTTCTGTCGCGGCTAAAATTGCTCGCATTCTTGGGTGATTGCCGTGTTTCACTGCAAACTTTTTAGTTGCGGACAACATTCTTCTTTTCTTTCCCATGGGAACTCCTATGTGTTTAGTTCAGTAGTAAATAGTTGATATCTCGCCTAAACGAAAAAAAAGGAAAATCTCAAAAAATTGGAGACGAAAAAAAATTAGGAGTTCGACCTTTTCAAGAAAAACCCCCCAACCTAAAAGGGAAGGGGGGAAAATAAAGTTATATTTTAAATTCTAAATTTAGAATGTCGTGAGCGCTGTGGAGCCGGCAGAGCCAATCCACTTAAGGTACACAACAATCTTTCCACTAGTTTTTGCAGTGGTTCCGTTGCCGGTGCCCCCGTTGATCCAGCAGAGTTGCGTTCCCGCGCCACCATCACCAACGTAATCGGCGGTTCCGGCGGCAAAAGTGGCACCAGTGATGCCACCTAGAGCACCAGCGGTAGCACTACCGAGGTCAATACCGGTAAGGATACTAAACGTTGGTACCACAGTGGCGTCAGCCGTCAGTGTTGTGGCTGTAAGTACCAAATCGCTTAAATTTACATTGTCGTCACTAAAAACTTCACTGCAAATAATGTGGCAACTCAATATGCGTGCACTGGCTGGCAATGTTGCAATAGTTTTCTGCAGTCCGTCGTCGGTAGCTGTGGCAGTATAACTACCAAAATCAGTCTCGTACACGGCTTCGTATACGCCATAACCGTCTTGTTCTGGTGCCATTCCCACCTGCTCAACTCCGGTAAGCTGGCTACCGTTTAGCTTCAATTCTCTCTTTAAATTTTGTATTAGTGCTTGGGTTCTAGCCAAGCCCACTCTTTTACTTCCCATTTTTATAATCCTCCGTTTGTAATCATATCATAAAAAATACGAGCCTCCGAAGAGGCTCACCTATAAGTAGTTCTACCCAAAATGAAAGCCCCCGTTAAAAAACGGAGGCTTTGCATTATAATAGGTTACTAAGCTATTGTTTACGCGCCAGTAGAGCCGGCTTCGCCGAGCATGCCACGGATAATAACTAGACCGTACATATCGGGTCTAACCATCTTCTTCGCATAACGAGTCATCACGCCCTTGCGAGGCACGAAGTCTTCTGGTCCGAAGATTGTGGGAGTGGTCTGCAGTGGGACATACGGTGCGTACACGTATCCGCTTTCAAGGAAAGAGGAGCCGCGCCGGCCGATGAGGACCACATTGCGGAGGAAGTACGGGTCAACAATGACATCGAACTTCTTGCTCAAGGAACCAACCTTGACTGAACCAATACTACCCTTATCGTCGTCAGCAGTAACGCTGGCACGGAATCCAGCGGTGAACTCAAGGACGTTAGCAACTTCAGGTCCGCAGACAACAAAGTTAGCTCCGCCGCGAAGAGTCTTGCGGTGAATTTGTGCAGACACATCATTGATGGTCTCAACGAGAGTCTCGTACCACTCGGAAACAGTACCAGTGAAGTCGGGAGCAGCAGAAGATGCACCGATTTCAATGCCTGTGACCTTGTTCAAGAACAAGCCAGGTGAACGCGACCAGTAGTAGGTAGCAGCAGTTGCGCCGTTAACAAGGTCACCAACGATCTCGCGATCGATCTCAAGAGCAATCTGCTCAGAGAGGATACTTGTAAGCTCAACCTCGGCATCAAGGTTGTGGTAGGCGTTAAGGTCTTGACCTAACTCCGGTGACCACTTAGCCTTGAGCTTCTTGGTACTAGCGGTGACAGCCACGGAATCGACTTTGATGTCAATCTCAGGAATGTCAGCGTTGTTCTCAAGTCCCCACTCGGCAGCACCAACGACAGCACCAATGGCACCGGCAGCGTTGAAGTTGTCACGAATCGGAACCTGAGCAGTCGAGATGCCGACCGCGATGTTGGCTGCAGCAGAAACTGCAATGTAACACATACGGACAGCAGAACCACTAGTGGTTGCCGCTTCAGTAGAATCCACAAGCTGAGTCAGACGACGAATCTGACGCCAACCATTAACACCAGCAACAATAGTAGCGTTAGCAGGGGTTACAGTGAAAGCACCAAGGTTATCGAAATCAGCATCTTGTGCACTATAACTCTGCTTATCAGTGTCAACCACAAGAACATTATATTCTGTACCTGAGCCCGAAAGAGCAAGGATGTCCGGATCAAAGCTAATGAGCTTCTTCTGTGCTTCTGTAGCTTTAGCCACGTCGAAAGTATCTTTCTCTTCACAAGTGTTTGCGTTATCAGCACAAACAACTGAACCCGTTGGGGAACCGTAAGCATAACCGCGAGCAGAAACAGTACGAGGACCAGAAAGGTCAATACCAGAACTACTGAGCAAGTTAAGACCACCGGTCAACTGTGAACCAACCTTGTCGCCACCATAGATGGAGCCAGTGGTTGATACGTTACCAAAGCGGACATTTTGTGCACCTTCAGTGCCACCCAGATCTGACGAGAACGTGAAATCCAGGAAGAAGATGAGGCCCGAAGGGAGACTCATCGGCTGAACACTAACAAGATCGTTAGCGATCAGACCCGCGAAAACACGACGAACGATTGGGAATGCGAC